ACTCCCGTTATTGCTGATAACGATGCAGTATCTCCAGAGGGCGTTCAAAACGCTGCGAAGATTGACCTTGACTTAAATGGTGGAACTGGAAGCGGCGATTGGTCTTGGGTGTATCAAAATTTTACAACTACTGGAGGTGATGAAACATTTTCAATGTATATAAAAGCGGCTGACGCTTCTAATGTAGGCAAGGTCATTTCTTTTGGTTCGGTTACTTTTGATAACCACACATTGACTGATGATTGGGTGCGTATTGACTCTACATCTTCGGGTGGTGCTGGTGGTTATGGAAACGGATTTAGATTGAGAGGAACTGAAGCAACATCCGATACGGCATCATTCTATGTATACGGAATACAACACGAACAAAACGCATCCTATCCAACATCCTACATACCTACCTATGGTTCGGCGAGTACGAGGGGGGTTGATTCTTGTATAAAAACAAGTGCTACGGATTTAATTGGTCAAACGGAGGGAGTTTTTTATGCGGAGTTTATTAAAAGCGAAGATAACACCGCAAGTTATCAGCCAATTTTAGCCGCATCAAACGGAACAACATCTAACCTTGTTGAGATTTATTACACAACAAACGGAAACTTTGTTGTTTTAATGAATAATGGAGGTAGCAGTCAATTTAATTATAGCGGTGCTTTAGCAAGTGGTACACACAAGATTGCTTTTGCTTATGCTCAAAATGACTTCGCTTTATATATTGATGGAGTACAAACATCAACGGATACGAGTGGAACAATTCCTACATTGAGTGAATTGCATTTAGGGAAATTCACATATTCTACATCTTACGGATTTGGAGATTCTATCAAACAAGCCGTGCTATTCCCTACTCGTTTAACGAATGCCGAATTAGCGGCACTAACTGCATAAGATTATGAGCAAGACTTTTAGAAAGTACCGATTCGGCTCTAAAGGAGCATATACAACAAAGGCAAACGCACTGCCTCACATTGAAAATGAGGAAGGCGAGTTAGTACCGAGCCACTCACACCTAATCGTAGAATTAGGACACGAGGTACTCACCCCAGCAACATACGATGAAGAAGGGGAAATACTAACGGAAGCCGTATATGGTGATGCGTATTTAGTAGATGTCCTTTGGGATGGTGATGCAGATTCAAATTGGGATAACCAAGTAGTATGGTGTGCGCCATTTGGCTTACTCGTAATGGGTGCAAGTGAGGTGCGTAGAGAATGGCTTGAGGCTTGTAAGGTGGCGAGACCAGAGTTGTTTCCAGAACCTACTTTAGATGAACTATAATAACAAAAACTATATCCCCTCTCGCACCTCCCCAAAAGGAGGTCGCAGAGGTTGTTTGTGTTGGGAGACCTCAACCTACTCTATAGAGTGTTGTGATGGGTCTGTCCGAGCGCAAGGTATAGGGTCGGTATATCTAACAGATGAAGAATGAAACTGACTACCAACCTAAGCCTTGCAGAAGCGACATACTCTGCGACTGCTTTACGAAAGGGGATTGCCAACGAGCCAACAGTCACCCACCTTATCAACCTAAAGGCGGTAGCAGAGCATATCTTTCAGCCTTGTCGCAATCACTTTGGAAAGCCATTAAGAGTTACTTCTGGCTATCGGTCAAAGGAGTTGAACAAAGCCATAGGCGGTTCTAACAACTCTCAACACTCAAAGGGTGAGGCATTGGATATGCAGTCTACAGAGGGGTACACGAATCGTGACCTCTTTATGTACATCAAAGACCACTTAGAGTTTGACCAACTCATAGGAGAGTTTCCAGATGATATGGGTGAGTTCGCTTGGGTGCATTGCAGTTACAAGGCAGAGGGCAATAGAGGCGAGGTACTGGTAGCGTATAAGGATAACGGAAAGACACGATACAAGAAATGGTAAAGCGTTGTTTAAGTAACCTCAAGGAGATATTCCTCTATGCCGATAGTCAACCTACGGAGATAATGCTCGGTATGTTGAACTTCATCTTACTGCTACCCGCAACTATCATTGAGTTGGGTTGGCTACCCTTCTACCAGATTTACGGATTGTTAGTAGGAGGTTTTCAGCTCTTTGCCGTTGCTCGGCAAGACATAAAATTAAGAAAGACTGCCTCATTACTCTCATTCACAGTCTTTAGCACAACCGTAACATTCTACGCTTTGGAAGGTTATCTTAATAACTCTGCTTCTCATTGGGGTTGGGTAGTCCTTTGGCTATCGTCTTTGAGTAGTGTAAAAAGGGTACATAGCGAATTTTGGCATAGACAATGGAAGAACAAGGCATAGTTATCGCAATAGTCACGGCACTTACCTCTGGTGCTGCTTGGAAGTTTTGGGAGAGTAAGCTCAAGGCAAAACAACAAGAGCGAGAGATGGATAGAGAAGAGGACTTTGCGTACCGACACGACTTAAAAGACCGAGTACAAAGATTAGAGGACTTGCTTACGGAAAGCAATGAAAAGGTCTTAGCTTTGACGGCTGAGGTTCACGCCTTGCGTACTGAGGTACACTTCCTAACTAAAGAAAACGAACGACTAAAGAACATACGATGAACGACACAGATTTTGGATTCTCAAGCGACTTTGAAGATTTTGTAAATGAATTGGAGAACAAGGAGCAACCAGAGCAATGCTCAATAGACAATCCAGAGTGTGAGGCGTGTGGGTCGTAAGTGGTGTGAGGTAGAACCAAAGGAATGTAAATGCAAATGCAATGAACCCATTACTAAACAAAATACTCGGCAAGGGCGCAAAGGAGACGATAGAAGCCGTTTCTAATGTCGTAGATAGGTATGTATCCACTCCAGAGGAGAAAGCCGCTCTAAAGGCTTCTATTGAAGCCGAGATAAGCAATAGGTGGAAAGCCGATATGACATCGGACTCTTGGTTGAGTAAGAATGTACGACCACTAACGCTGATTGTAGTAGTAGTATTCCTTGTGCTTATGACCTTCTTTGATGGTATGGGTTGGGTAGATGTGAATAATGCTTGGGTACAACTTTGGAATATGTTAAGTGTAACCGTTGTAGGCGGTTACTTCGCAGTACGCACTCTGGATAAAAGAGGTGGTGTTAAGTAGTTTGTGAATAATCCAAGTGTAAAGCAAAGAGCATAATCTTTATATTTGAAAACAAATAGATATAGAATAGGTTAACCTATTATACATATAGCGAAGCTGATGTCCGTGATATAAGTCAGTTAGCGTTGAAAGAGATAAGACCAATTAGGAAGTGTGAGTCACGGCGCACGACCTTTGAGGTCTTTTTTTTTGACATAAAAGGAGAGTTTATACCAGTTTGACTCCTACATCTAAATGTAACAACATCCTCAAACGAAAGGGCTTTAAACCCTACCAAGTAAAGTAAGCTGATGAAGGTGCAATGTCCCTCCACCCCGACAACATCCACTCCGAACTATGCAAAAACTACGATTAGGAGGTCAGTTACGATATAAGGTTGCTATAAGAGAAAGACTACGGGTTTAGTATCTTATATGCTTAAATAGAGAGAGGGGTTTGTAGACCCCTCAATTATAGTTCTACTATATTCTCTCTATTGAAGAGTTACTTATATTCTATTGCTTTAACCCTATGCCCCTTAAATAGAGTTGCATAGTAGGGGGTGGTGTATCTAAGAGACGACAAATAAAAAAAATATCCCCTAAATGTAGAGTGTTAAGATTTTTGTTTACATTCGTATCAAATCAAAACAACTATGGATATTAAAGACCAATACTTAGACTTATGCGAAGCTCGTGTTGAAGCCCTCGCAAATGAAGTAAGACTCCTTAGAGAGTTCATTATTAGAGACTATTCTCTAAAAGGAATTAGTGCCGAAGGTGCTATGAAACTATTTGATGCTTTCAAATCAACTCAAGATGAAACCCAAGTATAATATCTCAGAATACCCAGAAGAATATGAAATCAACGAAATCACCTTACGAGACCACTTTTACCTCCACTTCGGATTCTACGATGATAGAAGGGTATGGTCAAGAGCAAACTCCTCGCAACTCGCAAAATACCACCAAACAGAAATCGACACCAAGTTACTATTTAGGTAAGTACAAAGACATTGAAGCCTTTGATGTGTGTATGGACTTTCAAAGAGATAACTACAACTTGGGTGTGGCTATCGCCTATCTACTAAGAGCGGGTAAGAAAGAAGGCAACCCTATGGAACAAGACATCCAAAAGGCTATTGACCATTTAGAAAAAGAATTAGAATACTTGGCGTATGACGAATACCGTAGAACTTCTGCTGAAATTGCCGAAAACTATAAGTCTAAATAGTTTGTATGCTGGTAAACATTGGACATATCGTAAAAAGATTAAAGATGGCTATAAAGAAATCGTTGAGGCTGCGTTGGCGGATTATGACCACTATAGTGCAAAGAGCTGCACTATCTATATTAGGTACAATACTCGTGCCGATGTGGACAATAATGTACTTGTTTCAAAGTTTGTTGCTGATACTCTCGTTGCTAATGGATGGATTCCAGACGATAGTCCTAAATACTACCACAAACTTACTATCGCATTTGACCCATCAGTTGAAAAGAATTATTGCGAGGTTAGGGTTACCCTCGTAGATTGTGTGTTAACGAATGCGGGGGCTTAACCCACCCCCATTTTTACGCCTATGGAAATTAATCAATTAGACTTGTTCTCTGGTATCGGTGGATTCCACTTGGGATTTGAAAGAGCTGGATTCAAAGTCAACAGTTACTTCTCGGAAGTAGACAAACACGCAATAGCAGTATATAAACACCAATTTAAAAATAGCACTTATGTCGGTTCAGTTGTCGATATTAGAGGAAACGAATTACCAAGAATTGACCTCATCACCTTTGGAAGTCCTTGCCAAGACTTTAGTCTTGCTGGAAAGCGTAAAGGGATGGAAGGAGAACGATCAAGCCTTATCCTTGAAGCAATACGCCTTATCCACGAATGCAGACCACGAGTTTTTATCTGGGAAAATGTTAAGGGAACTTTCTCCTCAAACAATGGCGCAGACTTTGCGGCAATCCTCCAAGAGTTTGCCAACATTGGGGGCTATAGACTTGAATGGCAACTGCTTAATACATCGTGGTTTCTACCTCAAAACCGAGAGCGGATATACCTTGTCGGACATCTTGCAGAAGCCAGAGGAGATTGGGGAGGAGTTTTTCCTATCGGAGGGAGCAATGGAGAAGATAATGGCAAACGGATTAAAGTAGTTGGCGATAGAGGTACTGGAGGACAACAAGGTTTAATATACGGAGACGATGGTATTGCACCTTGT